GGATGAGTACCTTCGCAACCAACAGCCTGCCCTTAGCGACTTCTCTCGAAATCGCGGGCGATGGTTATTGGCGATCCTCGGTCGGAACCCCGACCGAGCTAGAGACCTTCCTTACGGAAAGTCTTAATTCCGGTCTCTGGACAAAGGAGACCGGTTCCTATGGTCTTGAGGAAGACCATATGTCTTTCGGTCAGTTTTTAGCGCTGATCGATGTTACTGCGAGGAACGGATCGCTCCCGCAGATCGATGTGATTTTTAATCACATCAATATTTTCGGTAGATTACCGAAAAAGTACCTAGCCCGCGAATGCGGGCTAGACATTCGTGGATATGGCTATTGCTATATCCAAGATCTGTCAGCCGTGAATCAGCTGGCAGTATTCTCTCGTACCTATTGGTATAAGAGACTCAAACCTGCGACTCGTCACAGGTTTCGTGTCCTCGTTTCCGAGGGCAAATTATTGAGGATCAAAGAGATTCTCAATACCGTCGACGGGGTCTTGACCTCGTTGATGCTTTCCCAGCCGGGTCACGACTGGGGAGACGGTTACCGTCTTACGGACCAGATTATGGTGTCCGTTATATCGAACTGTCTGTTCGATAAAACATTTCTTCCAAGATGGAAGAAATATAAGAAGTTACTGCGCAAGGCAGTACTTTCCAACGATACACCGCCACCGGTGGATCAGAGTTGGTCGTGGATGTCTAAATTCACGCCCTTTCACTCCAAAACTCGTTTTGGAGCTACTTGTCTGATGAATTTTGCTCAGACAAGAAACACCGGAGTGGCTGACCACTCCGGAGAGAGGCAGTCAGTTGACAAACTGGTTGCTACATTGACTACACCGTCTGTGGTGCAGTCACACGACCGGCCCGGCGATTATCTCGCCGTGCCAATACAGAAGTACTGTATAGGACAGGACTTCGGACGAGCGATGCACAAAACGCATTGCTCAGTATCTACCACCGCCTGTTACGAGGCGGGAGTTTCTGTTGGCGGCAAAGCACAGGCTGTCGCCAATGAGGTCATTTTAAATAATGGCCACATTGAACGTTATCGCAAGCAGATAACGTTCTTTAATGACGTGCGTTGTTGCGTCATTGTATATTGGCAATTCATAATTGCCATGTTTGGTCTCCTTTTTGGGAAACCCCCTCGGCTAAGGGACCCTTGGCCGAGAAAGCCGCAGACATATTACGATTTGTCTACGGGCCAAGATACGGGAAGGATTATCCCGTATAATCTGACCGGTGAAATTATATTTCATCGATCGATAAGCCGGTATAAGGAAAATTACCGGTATTTTTATGATTGTAATGTTACGATCATAAGAGAGCCCGGCCCCAAGTGGCGGGCAATTACGGCATCGAGTATTTTCCATGCCGAGTTTTTACAGCCGTGGTCGCACGCCACGCTGGAATTGCTTCGGGCTATACCCGAAGTACGGAGCGGGATTTCAAAATCCCGCCATGGATGGGAACTCGCGGAGTCCCTATCGTTAGAAGATCCGAATGCGGATTTTCTTTTCGACGGGTTCGAACTCGTCGGTCTGTCTACAGATTTGGAGACAGCTACGGACTATATGCATTGGGATATAGTCTCCAATATCATTGATACGCTCAATGAGATTTTTGGTTTTCCCACGTGGTATGGGAACGCCGTTAAGGATGTGTTAACACATCCTAGAAGGCTTCACAAGGATGGAGCCATTATAGTCGAATCGACTATCAGGGGTTGTCTAATGGGCGACCCCGGGACTAAGACGGTATTAACCGCCTTAGGACTTGCTGCAACTTATGCAGCAAAACTTTCCAATCGCAATATAATTGCGAGGAACATCGGTGACGATTACGCCGCCGTAAGTCCCGATAGGGGACTGCTTGAAGGAGTCTTAGACTGCTTCACGCGTTGGGAGATGAAAATCTCTCCCGACGATACGTATATGGGTGACCATATATTCTTTACAGAGGAGTTGATTAAAATTCCTCTGAGTCCTCATGATACGATTGATCGTATCAAGAAGTCGCGCCGGTGGGGCCGCAGCCCATACATCGACGCAGTTAAGGGTCGTTTGATCCTTGATTCCCGTAAGAATAGAGATGACTATTCTTACACGCCGACTGGGAGAATAACCCAGTTGGGTCGAGATACTTCGTATCTCAAGAAGGGGGCAGATTGTCTGTCCCTATTCCATCTCGGAATGTTACTCCAAGATGTTTGCCTTCATACCGAAGATTATGAAGGTTTTGTTTACTTTCCGGTAAACATTACAGGAGAGGGAAAGCCTATCCTGTTCGGTAACCCAGCGAATGTCGTAAGGCACTGGGCTACGCAACTTAACGGCAAGTACGTTAAGAATGTGCTCCGCGTCGTACGCGAAGCTGTCGGGTACCATGATGATCATGGTCTCAATGCGAGAAGGACACAGATCCTTCTTCACGCGAGTACCGGAACCTTCCGGCACTCGAAAGATGAACCGTGGAGAGTACGGTTCAAGCCTGTGGACGATGAGAATATTCTCGTCCACCAATGTGCTTCCATACCTAGATATGAGAGGCATACCGCGGGGATTTTAAATCGTCTCCGCGATTTTATTATCTCTGAATCAGAGATAGTCGGTGTGCAAGCGAAAGAACAGTTTCTTGCACATCTTATCTACGGGGATCCCGTAGAAAATCGGCCATTCAAACTGGTCGATATAGAGCCGGACGAAGTTCCGGCTACGGTTGAAGAGCTTGAAAAGTTCTTCAAGATTTGGATGGAAGATCCAAACGCATTCCGAGCGATACGCCTGGAACGTTTCTTCCACAGAGAACCTGTGGAGGAATATTTAGGGGATTTACATCCCCTACGTGTGGGTATGAAACTATACCCTAACTACACTGTTCTCCGGGAGAGACCCGCGGGGAACAAAATGGAAGACCACGATGCCGTGGCCCTCTACGAATGGCTTAAAGAAGCCTATCGTGATCCGGCATATTCTGTGCCGATACCTCGTCGGAATATTTCCGACGACGAAATCATTCTTGACCTGAATGATTATATGAAGAAGTTCGAACATTTCTTCATCGTGACCAACGACAGAAAGTTGGCACAAGAGCTGGCGAATAGACGTCACCAGCTAAATAAGTCCTTCCGGACTTATAGACTGCCCTGTTTGGTCTGGATTCAGGCCAGGTGCAGTTGGCGGGAGTTTAAAGCTCCCGAGTATTTCCACTGGGATGATAACGTGGAAATAGATATGGGCAGCTATGAGGCCTACATGGCCTCGCTGTCCAATTTTGGAGTCTCTGTAATGAACAGAGATCCCTCACAGCTAGCAGTACCCGATATCGGGCCAGACTCGCTGTACGTTCCGGTGAGACCGCCGGACACAGATACATCGACAGGTACGTCGATTGTCTTTCCGATAAGGAATTTTCCTTATCGATACGAAGTGTTACCTCGATATAACGCTTCGTGAGCCTTTAGCCCTCGCTCGTTAAAACGAGGGTCTTATCGAGACCCAGAGCCCGCAGCTTTGCGCTGCGGGAGTTTTTCCGATCGTATCACGGTCTGGTGGTAAGGCCTCGGCCGCCACCTCGACAACACGATCTGCGACCCCGAAGGGGTCG